TTGATGTGTAACATGAGGAAATGAGGTGAAATATTGAGGTGGTAGTAGGAGAGAAAAACAGACCCAAGTGGACAGGGGTAGAGATTACAGCCGCTTGTTCGGGTGCTCGTCATTTCTTAGGGGGTATTCCTCAAAAGGGTGACTTCTGTATTGTAGGTTGGTATGCGAACTCGAATCAGAGTGCTGACCGAAAGCAACCTGTGATTCTGACTTGGATGACGAGGACTCCTTATTTCGGGCATGATTGGCTTCCTGTTCAAGACTACACAACCGAAGAAAACGTACTAGAGACTCCCAAGCAGAGGCAGTCTATTTCCCAAGTGGGTCAGAGATTACGTTTTAAGATGAGGCATCTCGAACAAGGAAATATCCTTGCGAGTTCTTCACAGGGTTCTGATCTCGTGCTAGATGAGAGTGTACTTCTCACCAATAGGCGAGCGAATGAAATAAGACTTCGAGATCAAGATCAAGCGATTGTGATGAGGTCTTTACAGCAGTTCCATACGATGTCGGGTGCTAGGGTGTATGCAGGCATGGTGCAGAGAGATGCACAGCATATCCCAAAGGAAATGATTTCTGATGGTAAGACTTGGGATGGGGAAATGCAGGTTACTTCAGAGGGTCTTCCTCTTTCAGAAGCCGAATTCCCTGATAGCGAATACCCTTATAATAAGCTGACTCCACATAAGCTATTTCTGAGAGATAGTGATGGCAAGACAGAGTTTAGTAAAGACGAGGGCATTATCAATCCTTGGCTTGACCCTTATGTTTTCTTTTTAGAAGCAGGTCTAATCAATGAAGATCACTTCGTATCTTCTCGTTCGGGAGAAGCGTTATACGGAGGTAAGTCAATCCTCAGACTAGACAGTAAAGGTGATGATGTTTCTTTAAGTGGAGGAGCGTTGTCTGAGTATCGTATTGAGGTGAGTCATACGACAGATGGTTCGCTTCCTGTGACAGAGCAGACAGACGGGTTTGATTCTAATCGACTGAGTGGAGAAGCTCCATTAGTTGAGTTTGTCATGGGTAGCGTAGTAGGAAATGACCCCTTTGGTACAGAGCGTCAGACTTATGGTGTGCCTCTAGGAGTTTCTTTTAGAGGTGGGGTAGGTAAGTTGCAGGCTTCAATCACAGGTTCGATTGGGGATCAAGCGGCTACTCTCCTGAAGATCAACCCTCTTGATACTAGGCTTGAGGACTCTTTCATTTCTTTCACTAAGAATGGGAGCTTGAAGGCACAGATTTCAGAGCGTAGTCAGAACGCATTTCAAGCACGAGTGGAGGGTGGTGCGAGTGTTAGCACAGGGGGTTCATTTAGACTTAACTCATCTGCTGTGTTGATTGAGGGTAGTCGAAAGGGAGCTAATGCTTTTGGAATAGAGATTACTTCTCGTAAGAATGCAGTCCATATCTTTGGTGGGGGGAATGTAGTCCCAAACAATGGGGCTACGGGTCAGTTTGTCGAGGAAGAACCGATCAGCGTCAATCTCGCAGGTGTTAAGGGTATTGCACTTCAGAGTGGTAGCGTTATCAAGATGACAGCTCCTGTTTTGGACTTTACGAATGTTCGTTCTATACGCTATGGAGCACAAGAGACAATGAACATGAGTAGTGGTAAGTCTGTGACGATGGACACGACTAACATTAAGGAAATAGCGACAGGTTCAAAGCAAACTGTGGTGTCGGGTCCGGGTGATGTTAATCCGTTAAATCCACAGGGCATTGATGAGCAGATTACTTGTTCGCCTGCTACGGGTAGCGTTGGTGGAGCAGTTAAGAATGAAAAGGTTTATTTCGGAGATGTGAACAAGACAACGGTGCTTGCAGGTGACAGAAATACGACTGTTTCTTTAGGGAACATCAACCATACTTCCTACTTGGGTTCGGTTGTTTCCAAGTCAGCTTTGAACGAGATAGCTCTTAATCCTGATAGTATTAATGTTAAAGCAACATTAGGGAACGTAGACATTTCCTCAGTTGTGGGTAAGGTGTCTATTTCTTCTTCACTTGGAGTTGATGTGACGAGTGCAGGACCTGTGAATATAACGGGGGCTTCAATACTCTTAACGGGGAAGGCAGGTTCACCTGTGGGTGGGAATGTGTTATGTGGTTCTGACCTACACCCTTTGATTGGTAAGCCTTATGCTGTTTTGGGTTTGATACCTAGAACGATTAACCTTGCGACTGTTTAGAGGTCTGAGAGGTCAACTTCTTCTTGAGTAGAGAGCCATTTAAGAAATGCTTCTCGATGTTCTTGGAAGTCTCGAAACTCAGCAAAGGTCTTTTGGTCGAGGGTTTCAGTAGACCAATTAATACCACTCTTAGCGTCACCTTTTTGGTCAGCTTCTTTCTTGCTATCAAAGAGTTGGTCAGCGTTCTTGAACGTCCAATGTCCGTCTTTCTTATCAACAGGAGTGACGATCACTCCTACGCTTATGTCAGTCACTTCACCTTTCCATGAAACCCCTGCTGTGTGTACCCATATTATATCACCGAGCTTGGGTATATCTGCGTCACCGTTCGTAGCGAGATCAGAAATGCGTTTAGGTCGAGTCGTGGTCGTTTTAGGGATATTTCCTGAGACATACTCTGAGGGGGTATATCCTCGTCTGTCCCTCTTCTCTTTCTTGGGTTTTGAGGGTGTTTTTTCTTCAGGGGGGGTGAAGCCTGACTCTATACTTGGAGAGGGGTTTGAGGGTGTTTCATTTCCGATACTCAGAATATCAGTCTGAGTAGGGGTGTCAGAGGGTACGAGTATCTCCTTACCTTTATACTCTTCGATCTTGAAGTAGCCCTTTTGGACACCGTAGTTGACGATCATTATCCACCGAGAAGACCCCATCTTAGAGATGCCGATAGCTTGGCAAGCAAAGGGCTTCCAATGGTCGATTTTCTTACGCTTCGACCCCTTTTTTGCGAGGTCAGACTTGAGTTCTTTTAGTATGGCTTCACAAGCTGTCTTTTGTTCGTTCATATTTCCTCCTGTAGAACCTATATATCAGATTTGTAGATTATCTATCTTGGGTATGAGTTAATAAAACAGGAGAAATGATTATGAGAAGACTAGCTAAAGCTAATGTAAATCCTATGAGACAGAGATCGCAGTATTCTTGCGTTGCCGCTTCAACTTGTATGGCACTTAATGCTCTTGGGGTTAAGTGTAACGAAGATGATGTGAATAAAGTAATCGGTGCAAAGCCGATGCAAGGTGCTAGGTGGGAAGAAGTCTTAGCCTGTGCTCAGTATTTCGGTTGTCGAGCAACCCTTACTACCCCTGCCACCCTCACTCAAGTAAAGGAATGGACAGATCAAGGTAAGCCTGTCTTGATCGCATGGAATCCTGAAGGCAGGGATTGGAGTCACGCTAGTCTTATCTTTGATGTGACAGGAGAAAAGGGTAGCTATATCGTTCATGTGGCAGACCCTAATATCCCCAATCCCGACAAAACGACTCGTGAAGTAGAAGAAGACGAGTTTTATTCTAAGTGGTTTGAGAAATGGCCTAACTACTTGGTGCGTAGACCTGCTTTAATGATCGACAGGGAAATAACTGAAGACGGCAGGCAGATCATGGCGAGCACTAAGACTGCTAGTATGGTCGAGCGTGTTGCTTCTAAGTACATTAAGGACTTGCATGGGCATGAGTTTGGACCGATTAGAGGTATGGAAGGTCCTATTCGCTTTAAGAATGGGCAAGTGCTTTATTATGACCCAAGAGAAAATGGGGGCACTTATTACGACTCTCGGAAAGATATGTATCTTTCAGATAAAGAAATGGATTATATCCTAGCAGGGAAATATGGTTGGGAAAAGTCGGCAGGTGCAAGGGACAAGCCAAGAACCTTACAGGGAGGTACGATTAAAGTACCTATTAGGGGAGGTCATGTTCTTATTTCTAAGTGGGCTTTAGATCACATTATGATGCACAATGAAATCGGTACGGGGTCAGTATTCTCTAGGGGTATGAATGAGCGTACTTTGATTAATCTTGTGCAGAAAGCTCCGATCAAAGGAAATGGTGGGTTATACACTATGAAGGCTAGTGGCGTGGGTTATGACTTAGTTATGCCTATAGAGGAAGCACTTGCTCTACCTGACGCAGTTCAGACTGAGGCAGTTAAAGAGGAACGAGGCAAGAAAGTGATTGTCCCTGCTGTTGAAACGTCAGCACCTCTAAGAGCATTTCAGACTGACGTAGTTACTTTGATCGTAAGACCAAGTAATCCTCAATTTTTACCTGCTGACGCTAAGCGTATTCCTGCAATTCTTGAAGAAGTTCGAGATGGTAGGTCTTATTCAGTTCTAACAGCATTTCCCGGAGACCCTGATGTACCTGTGGCTTCTCAATGGGGTGGTCGGTTTGCAGTAGTAATCCCTAAGTAGTTGTAGCTACTTTATAACACAGAGGCTTTGTACTCTTTCAGAATCTTAAAGGACATCAATCATGGCAGACATCTTTGATAAAATCGCCTCTGACTTCATTTCAGAGAAGGCATCTACTCCCTCAAACAACGGGGACATCTTTGACAAGATCGCTTCGGACTTCATTTCTAAGCGAGCCTCTTCACTTTCACAACCACTTCGCTCTAACTATGACTACGGTGAGAAACACGCTACGTCATTCTTAGACATGGACGAAGATGGTGATGGTCGTATTTCTCCTGAAGAATGGGAAGAGGGTTTTGACGGACTTGATTCTGACAACTCAGGTTTCCTACAGGGAGAGGAGTGGGATAACCCTAACTTCGACCTTATTGACGAAGATGGTGACGGTGTTATTTCTCGTGACGAATGGTCTGAGGGATTTGATGAGATTGATGCTGACGATGACGGCTTCATTTCTGAGACTGAATACTACAAGAAAGCTTCAAGGTTCGCTTCTGATCTTACAGAGGTAGACGAGATTGTAGATGATCTTCAAGAAGACCTTGAAGAAGTAGATGACATTGTAGACGACCTTGTAGATGAGGAGGAGTTCTCAGGCAGATTTGTTTCAGATTTTGATGCTGAAATGGAGATGCACAAATCAGCTCGCTTCCATGCTGGACCGAAAGGCAAGAAAGAGTTTGAGCAATGGAAGAAAGAAAACCCTGAAGCAGGGGAAGAATTCGACAAGCAAACAGAAATCAACAAAGATGTTGTTAAGAATCGTGCTAAAGCTATGAATTCTGAAGATTTCCAAGAGCTTGACGAAGAACAGCATGAGACAGAAGATAAGATCAAAGAACTTGAGAGCAGAGTAGATAAGCTTCAAGGTAAGAAAGAAGAAGTAGTGGATTCTGTCTCTAAGAAAGCTCGCTACGAAATCATTGATGATCTAGGTCTTGGTTGGGGAGACTTCTAATGACAATCAAAACTGCAATCCCTGTTGACGAATTTTTAGACGCTAGAGGTAAGGTAGGTCGTAGAGATGACATGGCTTTACACGCAGGTAACGAGATTGTCATTTCCGATATTTCTTATGACCCTTATAGTCGTCAGAAGATGGTTAGCTATTACAAAGGCTCACGAAAAGTGACTGCTCCTGCTACTCAGGTCGTTGTTCTAAGTGGTAATAACAAGCCTCGACTTGCTTCAAAAGTAGCTTCACGACACCTTTCTAAGCGAGCCGATCATCATCATGGGTCATATATGAGCCTTCAGAATGTTCACGAAATGTATACGTTCCTAGACTCGATTGATAATATGATTGGTCACGAAGAAAACCTCAAAGAACTAGATGATTGGGTCGAAGATAAAATCTCACACGCCCACGCTATTCTTCAAGACCTACACCGTTATTTCTCGTATGGTCGTGGATATGACTCTGACGCTCTTGAGTCAGCAGAAGATTACCACGACTTAAACGAAGGGAAGTTCAAGTTCTAAATTAAGTCTTGATACATTTCTCGTAGAGTAGAAATGATCTCATCAAAGTCTTTTGTCTCAACCTCAAAGGCAGGGACTTTGATTGAGTACCCCTCTTTGAAGTTGCAGTAAATGTAAACGTCATCGGGGAATTGATGTTCTTTAAGAACGAGTTGGTATTCAAGACCCACGAGGGTCTTGGAATCGAGCTGAAGATTGATGCCATACTCTCTTGCTTGAAGTATCTGATTAGAAATTATTTCTGACTTTGCACTTGTAGTCATTTTATCTCCTGTGTGTTTGGACACGTTTTAAAAAAGGGGGGTTCAGAATGATTATATATACGACTAGGGCAAGAGAAGGTGAATCTCACCCTTTACAGATTACTTGGGTCGATGAAATAGGTAGACCTCTAACAGTCCAAGACGTTGAATATAGCATCTTTATGTACGAGGGAGGGGTGCGTACAGAGTTGCAAGCTACAGCACCTATGTCACCCACAGACCATGCTTATCGGTTTGTTGCTAGGTATGAGATACCCGAAGGTACATCAGGGTTAGTCTTATATGCTTTGTTTACAGCTACCCTTGTTGCAGATGGTAGTTCGCTCGTAGGAGAGCAGGTCTTACAGATAGAGAAGTCGATCACAACTCAGCGACTTAACGTGTCTCTGTGAGGTCTAAGAAATGAGTGTATTATTCAAGCAACTCGACATACTTGGACCGAACGACTTACCTGTGACTCTTGCAGATGAGAATGGAGTTCCTTTTGACCCCTATTATATTTCTTATGCTTTTTATAGGAAGACAGAGACAAGAGGTATTTATAGAGTGGGGTTAGGAGAGCGAGTTCCTTTTAGATCATCTATAGGGGTTTATTATGTAGGTGAAACTCTTAGCACCGAGTTTATTCCTGGTGATTACTATATAGAGTGGACTATTCGTAGGACAGACTTGTCTCCGAAAGAAATCATAGGCAAAAAGTACTTTGCCGTTGCCCAATACAGTTATAGCCCGTAAGGAAATAAAAATGAGTTATTCTCCCGTTAAAAAAGGTCAAAAATTTACTCTTGATGATGTTTTTGAGCCGATCATTTATTTAATCACTTTCCCAGACCCAAAAGGTTATATTATCGTTCATGTTAAGGTGGTTGGATTTAACGACCAAGAAGTTAAGAAGACTTTAAGAGGTATTCACTATCTCACAAATCGGCTAGTTAATAGCTTTCAATTGAGTGATATTCTTGATGTGAAATACGAAAAGTCAGACCAAATGATTTCCTTCTTAGCTAATGAAAACATTGATTATGATGTAGAACTCACAACGAAGGCTTTAGAATATGACACTCAAAATGGTCATTTCCATCTTTCACAAAGTCTGTTTACTGTTCTAAGCTCTAACTTTAAGAATGTAGTGGTGGTCTAAAATGAAACGATTAGCAAGCGAAGTCCTAAGAGACTTACAAAACCGAGTATCTCAGCTTGAGAGCCGAACAAAGATCGCTAGGTCTATTCCTCGACCCCCTCAGAATGATGGCTTTATTGACCTTAAAAGAGCGACTGCTATTTCAGATAAGGCACTTGACCGAGAGTATGGTTATGGTTTGAGCAAGCCAAACACATTTGGTTATGAGGCGAACAAGTATTCAAGCCTATATGCTTTAAATGCTATTTCTGAAAACTATAGTCTTGTTATGGCTAACCCTGATGACAAAAGTCTCATAGAAATCGTAGCAGATGCAGTCCATGACGGTTGGTCATGGGCGGCATACAATGTAGATGACCCTCGCTATCAGACTCAGCCTGAAAAGCGAACCAATCGTATTGCTTTAGCAGACACTCCTTATCGTTCTCTTTCTGAAGACGAGAAAGAGAAAGATCGAGTGATCGCTAGAGCGTTAATTGACACTTACTATATGGCTTCAAAGAGGTAATAGAAATGAGAAGAACAGCAAGCGAAATGCTGAGAGAACTAGAGATCAGAATTGCTCGTCTTGAGAGACAAGCTCGTGAACCTTTCACACGCACAGCGTCATTCAATGATCGAGTTGCGGCAGGTAAACCTTATCTTATGAGTGAGGGTCTTACGAAGGGAGCAGTTCGTGAAGGTGAAGCGTCAATGCTTTACAAGATTGATGAGGGTAGAAATCAGTCGAAGTATTACGAAATGCTTATCGTACAATCTCCTCAGAATATTGGTGGATATACCCTTATCAAGAGATGGGGTAGACTTGGACCTCGCTTTCAGCAGAGAGAAGAGTTTTTCCGTAACCTAGCAGGTGCGAAAGCAGAGCTTGAGAAGATCGAACGTAGTAAGACTAAGAAGGGCTACATTTCTGCTTTCGGTGATTATCACAGAACACCCGATGGACGTAAGCTCCCAATAGGTCAGTACCCTGTAGGTCTTGAGTCAAGTGCAGGCTCTTGGAGAAACCAAGAAGTGACTGTATGTCTCCCTGTTCTTAGAAAGCTCAATCAAGCATTGGAAGATGCAGTTCTTGATGCTGAAGCAGGTCATTTCGGACAAGACCTTATCCAAGACCTCGAAGATGTATTCGCTATGACGGCTGATCTTGGTGAGTCAATGGCTATGGAAGTTCAGAGTAAGCTTCGCCCACCACTAGAGAGACTTCGTGGTACAAACAGACGCTTCAAGAATGACCCTAAAAAGATCGTGAAAGAGCTAAAGACTCTTTCTCGTTATCTTGACCTACAACTTTCACTTTGTAAGTGAAATATCGAACATTAATGGCTTAAGAGGGAGATAAGATTCTGTCTTTCTTCCTCTTTCATTATAGTGAACATTTCACTTACATCTATCAGCAACAGATTACTTGCCTGTTGAGTGTAAGGCTTCTCGTATGCGACTCGTTCAATCAGTTTGCTCACGAAATCTGAAATGTCTAAACTATACGCATCGTTCGACTTGAGATCATACAGAAGCTCTTTTAAAGATTCAAAGAGTTTCAATGAGCAGAGCTTCCTGTCGTAGGGGTCAATCTGAGAGAAGAATGTGGGGAACATTTCTTCCATGACCTTAGCGATCTTCTGTTCATCTATATAGCGTTGTGCGATCTTTGAAGCGAGCTTATTTCTCATAGCTAGTCTCCTAACTTAACTAGGGTACGTTCTGCTTGAGACTCACTAATCTCACCTATCTCAACTAAGAAGTAGAGATAGTCTTCTAGGCTCACATGATCGACAGGATAAGGAGTTGGCTTGATTATGTGACCCTCAAAAGTCAGACCAAGCCGATCAGCTACTTTCTCAACAGCTTGTATATTTTCTTTAGTGTCTTCCCATATTTCTATGTGCTTAATCTGAGGAAGTCTCTTGAGGATTTCAAAAGTAGTTCTTTGCTTGTAGGGAGCTGTTTTACTACCCATGTTAGGGTTGAGATAAACCTCATCAAAGTCTAGCCCCTTATTCTTGAGTAGCTCTGCAATCCTATAGTCCATGCTACCTGTACCGACTCGACCCGTACACATGACAGCCCACACATTCGGATTAGCGATAGAATCTTTCGCTTCTGCTACAACACTCTGAATCCAAGCGTTTGAGGGAGGTACATCAGCAAGGAAAGGTCTACCTAGAGACACATTGCTGACAAACCAATTCCCTAAAGCCTTTTTATCCCACCATTCGGGAGGTTCGGGGCTTCTAAATAGAGTGCCATCAAAGTCGTAAATGTGAAGCTCAAGGTTGGCTGAAGACTTCTTAATGAATTTAGTGGCTACTCTTGCTGTGAGGGTTCTCATTTCTCTACTCCCTGTGTGATGTGGCTCAAGTATATGTCACCACACAGGAAGTATAAAGAAATAATCTGAGGGGGTATTAGCCCTCTTTCTTTGTCGCCTCAAGAGCCTCAACACGAAGTGCCTTTAGCTCGTCCATAGCTTGCTTGAAAACCTTGCGTACACGGGTAGCTGCGGCACGATTTTGCTTGCTGTCAATCTTGCTTGCGTCTGAGACAATATCAGCACTTGAGAGAAGATCAGAAATGTTCTTGAGTTTAGTTTCAATACTCATGGTGTACTCCTGTAAAGGTAGTAAAGGGTTTAAGTGTAGCCCTGAATCAAGAAGGGCTGTTTTGCTTATACCCGAATTAAAGAGGTCTTTCGTGTTTTTTTAAGTATGAAAGCTTATTTTTTATGTCTACCCCCTCTCCAAAGAGGGTGCTTGGTGCTTCGACCTTGTGTAATCTAGCGTCTAACTCAGAAATAGTAGGGTCATACTCTTCATCGTCCATGTAGATCACTCCGTCATCAGCTACCCAAACCTTTTCCCACCCTTTAGCTTTGCCTTGTGTAAAGAGGATAATCCGACCATTTCTTTCTATCCACTCTTTAGCAAAAGCAATCGCTTCGGGGTCTTGGTTAAGAAGGGGTGTAATGTACTTTCTAGGAAGTAGTCCAAATGGTCGGATTTGCCTCCAAGTAAGCTCTCCATAACACTCGCTCTTCATCGTTCATTTCTCCTACAAAGACAACATTCTTAGCTCCATGAGGTAAGTCCTTTGGTCTTGTCACTATCTGTTTGAAATAGTCGGGGTGTATCTTGAGCTTGAGCTTCTGTGATTGGCTACAAGCAACGATTTTCCCCTCTCTGATGAGGTGTCCTATTTTCATTTCTAACATGGTGCTTCTTCTCCTACTTGTTTTAAGAACTTGAGGTTCTCTTTACATTTCCAACAGACCCCACACATATTCTCATGCTTAGGGGCATGGGGTTTCTTACGATGCCCTGCAAAGAACATTGGATTTAAGACGCAAGAGCAAGTCAGTTCAAATAACTCTTTCTCTATGAGTGTCTTGAGTTTCTGTGACTTTGGTAGAGTCGGGTAAAGACCCTTTATTTCACCTCCTACATAGCTTGATAAGAATGGTAGAAATGTAGCCATAGATTCTTCTGTGTCAGAGAACCAATCGAGTTCTTCATCATTCTCATCGGACATTGAGTTAGGGTTATGGAAGATCACGTTATCCTCATCTACAGTAACGAGAACAGAACCGATACGCTCTTTACGGATTAAGTCTTTACATAACATAAGTGCGTATTGGAGCTTGGCAAGGCTCTCAGGTGTTTCGATCATATTGTCTTCACTTCGGTGGAGCTTTTTAAGCTGTGAGAAGTGCTTGAAAATATGAAGTTCTAGCCCAAGGGCTTCACAAATCTGAAGCCCTGCTCTTTTTTCTCGACTATTCGTTGCAGGGTTCAGTCCGTCTATGAAGACAGGGTAGAGTGAATACCCATTTTCAAGGGCGTAAGTGAGTGACCAAGTGCTGTCAATCCCACTTGAGAACAGTACAATACATTTCTTTTCATCTAGCTCAAACTTCTCCTCAGACGAGATCGAGGTAGACTCAGAAATAGATAGATCGAGTCGGTGGTGGGCTGACATCGCCTTCACAAAAGGCACGAGGTTTGATGGGACGCTAACCTCTTTTTTTATAGGTGTGAATGTCTCGTAAAACGACACAGCGTCAAATTTAAATTCCTCAAATAACATTTCTTAAACTCCAAAAAAGTTGTCTTGTGTCCACTTAGGTTCAGGAGCTTCCCCTTTACTCCACACCCATACAGGCTCGCAGAAAGTATCGGTTAGCCCGATACCATTTCTCTTGTTGAGTTTGTAGCCAACGACACCCTCATAAGTAGCACCCAATGACTCCATATATCTTAACATAGGTGTGCATATATCCTCGCCTTTCTTGTCTGCTATATTGATCGCTATCCGACCACCCTCAGCTAGACAACCCCATGACTTACTTAGCATGGGAAATAGAAAGCCCTCTAACCATTTATCTGTAGTAGGATAACGCTTCCAACTCTGAGTGTCTTCTTCACTATACCTCTCTATGTCAAAGTAAGGTGGGGAAGTAAAAACAAAGTCTACTTTAACATCTGTCAAATCGGCTTCCTCAGCAGGCGAACAGATGAACTTAGTCTCTTTACCTGTGTTGCAGAAATGGCTGATCTTTCGATAGGGTTCATGTAGCTCAGAGTTTGGGTCTATTCCTATGTAGCTGATCGCATTAGAAGCGTGAAAGCCTACAAGCCGATCACCCCAACCTGCTGAGGTATCTAACACTCGTTTCGCACCAAAGAAGTCGTATATAGTCTTAGCACATGAGGGCTTGAACTGACTCGCCATATAGGTGTGCATTTTTAATGCTCGATACAGAGTGCTTTGCTCAATCCCTTTAGTTTCTATTTCTCCCTTGAGTATGCCAAAGAGACATCTAAGAAATGAGTGCTTTTTATCGGGGTTCTCCCACTCATAAACAGGCGACTTTCCTGAGTGATAACCACATTTCATACGCATAATCTGAGAGTGTTGGTTAGATACTTTCAGACCATGATTACCACAGGTAAACACTACAGGCTCTCCCTTATAAAGTAAGGGTGTCTCTTTACTTTGTCGAGGGGCTAACCAAGACTCTTTAGCATAGTTTACTTCCTCAACCTTGAGCTTTGCCCAATCAGACTTAACCTCTTGTTCTGTGTATTCTCTTACAGGGAAAGGTAAGCCTTTGATTGCTTCGGCTAGTTGCGACTTTATTTCTTTTTTAGAATAATGGTCGAGCATAGCTAACCATTGGCTAGGGGCTATCATTAGCTTGCTTTCCTTAATTTCTATGTACTCTTGGAGAGCTTTCTTTTCAGAGGTATATTCAAACAACATCAATGTAAGTACTCCATTTCTTAAACTTCAAAGAAATTGTCTTGAACTTTGGGTTTATCCTCTTGTCCTTTTAGTATTCTTGTTCCATCTCCAATGTACTCGTGAGAATAACAGAGTCGGTGAGCGTGGGCTTCATAATCAAAGCTAGTATATGCCCCCCTCGCATACTTGTTTGTCTTGCTGTTGCTCCAATACCCTTTTCTTACTTCGGACATACCCTCATAAGAGCTTCTCCTACTGACTTTATTCATGCTTGTAGGTTTCCAAAGATCAGAGTTATTTCTGTGTTCTCCTAACTTTGGGTGAGCTGTCTTAGAGAAATAGCGACAGCCCCTGTCATAGAACATCTTAGCAACTATGTTAGATAACCTAGACCCTAATCCCATACCTTGAAAGTCAGGTAAGATCACAGTCCTATGTTCTCTCCAAGCATTTCTTAAGTCTCTACTTGGGAAAGGTATCGCAGAACCGAACCCACAGATCGTGTTGTTCTCGTTGACCAAGAGCCAACAATGAGCAGACTTGTTTATTTCCGAGCTTAGATAGTGATGATCGCTGAAGACTGCCCACGCTTCGGTTGAGCAAGGTAGGACTCTAAAATCTGAAGAGAGCCTTTCCGACCTCCCTTCTACGAGCCGTCTCGTTAACGTGTTAGCTACCCAATCGGGCTCTAACCAATTTATGACATCTTCGTGACAAGTAGCGATGACTACATTCTTATATCCATCGTGGTCGATTACATTCCTCACACCTATGGAAATAGACTGAGCCAAGTCTCTATTACAGACAGAAGTAAACTCGTCTATTACGCACCCATCTTTCAGAGTTTTTGCTATATCAGCCCTGTGTTTCTCACCTGTACTTAGAACATGGTAAGGTCTACACAGAGAGGGGATAGAAGACAGCCCTAATCTCATAAGTAGGTTCGGGTCTACTTGAGAAGCAATCGCTTTACTACTGTCCCAAGTGGTTATTTCTTCGCTTCCCATTTCTTTAAGAAGTGTGGACTTGCCTGAGCCACTTGGACCATAAATCACCCCTAGCGAGAAATCTTGAGGCACTTCAAAGCTAGGCACTTTGAATGAGCTTTCCCCGTTAAACTTGTAGTCGGAAACCTCGGCTAGTTTCTCAACTATTGGTTCAAGTTCTACTTTTGAGGTGAGGGTTTGCCCTCCTATTTTTTTGTAATCGAATAAGTCCATTTCTTAAACTCCAAAGAAATTGTCTTGTGTCCATTTAGGTTCGGGTGCTTCCCCTTTACTCCATATCAGAATAGGTTCGCCTCGCTTCTCCGAACCATGATCTTGACGGACAGCTCCGGGTCTGATGTTTATTTCATATCCGACAATACCCTCATAAGTAGCCCCTAAAGAATCCATAAAAGAAATGAGGTCTTTAGTGACTTTAAGTTTAGGGTTATCGCAGATGTTAAGGGCTATTCTCCCCCCGACTTTTAGGTGCTTGTAGACTTCTTCAAGCGTGGCAAACAAGTACCTCTCTTTCCACACTTCAAAGTCGCTATACCTCTTAATAGATTGAGTGTCTTCGTTGCAGTAAAGCTCTACATTGAAATAGGGTGGTGAGGTAAATACAAAGTCATATTCAAGCTCAGAGTAGTCTACATCTTCAGAGGGCATACAGATCGTTTTTACAGATCGGCTAGGGTCATAAAACTTGTGTATTTCATTATAAGGCTGATGTAGCTGAGTGTTAGGGTCAATCCCTATGTAGCTCTTTGCTTCGCTTGCTAGGAAGCCCACAAGCCTATCCCCCCAACCTGCTGATGGGTCTAGTACATTCTGAGCGTCAAACAGATCGTATAGAGCCTTTGCAACTGAGGGTCGAAACTGAGTCACCATTTGACCCGACAACCTGCCTGCTCTGATGAAAGTTTTTTGGTCGAACTTATCCTCTAGGTACGCATTTCTGAGAAGCCTATGAGTGCGAGGGTTCACTTCTCCGTTATCCAATAAGTCCTGCCAAATAAAGGGGAGTGTACCACGCTCGTTTCTACCCTCTAAGTTTCGAGTAGCTTTGAGCCTTATTGGTTGGGTGAACAAGTCTGAGAGAGAGTTTCCCGACATGGTGCTAGTGGGCAGTAGTAAGTACCCTCCTCTATAAGACAGATCGTGTACCTCTATGTTTTGGTTTTCCCATTTCTCTTTAAGGTACGTTCTGTCTTGTATTCTGAGCTGAGAGAACTTTTTCTTTTGCTGTCTTTTGTTGTAAGGGAAATAGGGGAAAGGCAGTTGCTTGTCTTTAATGAGCTTCGCCATAAACGCAAAGATGTCGTCTCTTGAGAAGTTCTCTTTTATTTCTGAGAGGACTTCTTTGCTCATGTGTATGTGGTTATCTTTGACCCAAACATACTGATCTAAACTTGTTTTCTTTGTTTCTTCTAAATCAAATAACATCAGAACAAGTACTCCTGTGTTTGGCTTAATCTCTTTTGAGCAATCTTAAAATATTCTTCGTTAATCTCCGACCCTATGTATTTCCTCTTGGTGATCTTAGCCATCTTAGCTGTAGTTCCTGACCCTAAGAATGGGTCATAAACTAAGTCTCCCTCATTAGACCAAGAAATGATGTGATCGTGAGCTAGGTTTTCGGGAAATGTAGCAGGGTGTTCAAAGGCATACACATCTAAGGTTGAATGTCCTCTACCTGTTAAGTATGACCAAATGTTGGTTCTCCTACCGAACTCCCCGTATGACCCTCTTGTGATAGGAATAAGCTCTCCATCTTTCAGTCTTTTTGTACCCTTATCCATTTCTCTTTTCTCTTTATTTTTCCTGTCTTTTATTAAGTTAATTGTCGCAGGAGAACCCTTAGAAAAGACGAACATATATTCAAAAGACTGCCAATAAATCTTATTATTCCCTACAGCACCATTTGACCCTTTTTGATATATCATAGTGTCCGTAAGGTTAAGCCCACATTCCATGAAATAGAGAGCCTGTTTGAAGCTAGACCCTGTTTCACTCCCATCTACTGTAGCGTCACCAACCACCCAAACGATGACCCCACCTTCTTTGATTATCCTACATAACTCTGAGATGATTGGTTTCCAAACAGACTCACTCCAAGTTTTATCTATCTCGTTATCGTAAGCTCTGAGGTTGTCATAAGGTGGGCTAGTAACCACTAGGTCAATAGACCTATCTTCCATTCTGCCCATAGTGTCCAAACAGGACTCGTTAAAGATCATGTTTTCCATTTCTTAAAATCCAAATAAATCTACTTGTTTCGGTAAGCTCGTATTCTTCAACCATATCGCTTCTTGGAAGTTCTGTATCTTCAACCCTTTCATACTAGACCCCTAAAAACGTGTCAGAGTTCCATTTAGGTTCGAGGGCTTCCCCTTTACTCCACACCCATATTGGCTCACAGAAAACCTTACCTACGTTCTCCATATTTTTGCCAGGTCTGCCCCCCATTTGATAACCTAAAACACCCTCATAAGTAGCTCCAAGAGATTCCATATATCTTAACATGGGCTGACATATTTCCTCTCGCTCTCCATTGGTATAAGCGTCAGCGATATTGACGAGTATTCTGCCCCCGTCTTCAAGACACTCCCAACACTTGGATAAAGTAGGAAATAGAAAGCCCTCTAGCCATGCGTTTATCTTTGGGTATCTCTTCCAACTCTGAGTGTCTTCTTCGCTATATCTTTCAAGTGTGAAATAAGGTGGCGAGGTAAATACAAAGTCCACCTTAACACCTGTCAAATCGGCTTCCTCAGCAGGCGAACAGATGAGCTTGACCTCTTTACCTGTATCACAGAAATGGCTGATCTTTTGATAGGGTTCATGGAGTTTAGAGTTAGGGTCTATCCCTATGTAGCTCTCGGCATTGGAAGCATGAAACCCTACTAAGCGATCACCCCAACCTGCTGAGAAGTCTAAGACTCGTCTCGCTTGAAATGTGTTGTAGACTACCTTAGCTGATTCGGGCTTGAACTGACTCGCTATGTAAGACCTCATGCTAAGGGCTGATCGCAGGGCTTTGTCGTTCAAGTCTCCATCAAACATATCAGGGTTAAAGATATAGTTCAGAAATGACTTTTTATCGCTTTGCCAAGCTCGGTGAGGAGACATGAATCTTTGGTGTCCTACTTCCATACGAGCTTCTTGAGTGAACAAGTCTGAGACTTGACCTCCTAGTCGAGCTGTTGCAGGGATATAGTAAGATTCTCCTCTATATAGAAATGGGACATCTTGAACGAGTCGATTACACTCCCACTCACCTTTTGTGAATAGACTTTCATTATTCTTGAGCCTGTTAAACTCCTCTTTGACAGAGGATTGGGTGTACTCTCGATAAGGAAATGTAATCTCACCTGTGTTGATGAGTTCTTTAAGGCGATCTAAGACTTCTTCTCGACTATAGTGAGAAATGACTTCTTGCCATAGTCCTTTAGAAATGTATAGGTTGCCTTGTACGTCCTTGATTTGACTGAGATCAAGGAGTTTAGGGGGTTCTTTGTCGTAATCTAAAAACATTGTTATTTACCCATTTTAAATGTACCACCAACCTGTAGCTTTTTAGGTGGTACAGCCCATTCATCAACTACTTTTTTAGGTTGCTGTTTAGGGGTTTCGTCAAGCCCTCCAATGATGATTTCTTGGGGGGCAGTATTCATCTGCCTTGTGAAAGGTTTCACAGGCTCAGAGGTTTTTATAGGCTCTGTAAGATTAGGTTCAGGACTAGGAGCAACCCTACTAACAGGCTCAGCAGAAACGACATCATCGTGTGTCTCAGTAGGTACTCGATCTCCTTGTCCGTCTTCGGTGACAATATCAATCTTAACAGGTTCTTTTTCCACTTTAACTTGAGGAGCAACTCCCCAAATTTCTGTTGTAGTGGGTGCTTGAAATAACTCAAAATCTACAATCCCTTCCCACCGAGAAGACTCATTCTGAGCCACGATGTTGGGGTTGTGTAGGAAACGATCTGCTTGGGTGCTGATACGTTCTTCCCAAGATGAAGAAGCCCACTTTGCTCTATCGCAGGACTTATTCTTACACCTCTTACAGAAGATCGAGGTAAACTCGTTTTCGGGGATTCTTTGGTCATTGCACTCGCCTAACAGATCGTTTTTCATACTTATCTCCTTATATAAATAAAGCACTCACATCTTTATTGTTATACTGCACGATACCTCCCTCATTCTCAACTAACCAAAGGGCTACATTTCTAGCTTCTTCTTTAGTTAGCTCACCTATTGTGTAGACAGGCTTAGAGGGTTCAGACTTGACCTCTTTTTTGGGAGCCTGCTCCTCACTCCCTTGCTCATAGAAGATACGACCTAAAGACTCAGGTACAGGTACTTGTATTTCCTTGTATTTCTTCTTGCCTTCCTCGTCTACGCCATCAGGCACGAGCTTTTCTTTATAGCCACGCTTGAGGTCTTTGAGGTCATAAGGGACACCCCAAGTCTTACCGATCTCTACGTCTACAAGTAGAGGTACAGCCCAACCTTGATTAGCGATACCTTTATTTCTCGACATGAGATTGGTGAGTACAGGGATAGCTTCACCGATTACGTCTTCATGTATCTCAAAAACGATTTCGTCATGGACAGTCAGAATCATCTTGAGCTTATCGAACCAACCACGCTTCTTGACCTCTTTATAGATCAGACTCATAGCGAGCTTGGTGATGTCTGCACTCGTACCCTGCACAGGGCCATTCACAGCTTTACGCTCGTCTTTTGATTTCTTTCTGAAGTCACCCTCATTAATGTCAGGTAGGGGCTGAACACGACCAAAAGCTGTCTTTACATAGCCATGCTTACGACCAAAGTCATGTTGGTGAGTCCACCACTTCGCAAGAGTCTTATAAGTGCCTGTGAACTTCCTGTATTTCTCCTCACCCTCTTGAGCCGAGCAACCGATAGTACGCTGTACGGCTTTACCTGTCCCACCATAAGAGAGAGCAAAGTTACACCCTTTGCCATTTCCTCGCTTGTCTTTCCAATCGGGCAAATTCTTAGCGTTCTCGCCATAGAAAGCAACTGCTGTGACGGTGTGAAGATCGCCTATTCGGTCAGAGCCACAAACGCAATAAGTGGGGGTTGCTTTAGGGATATTATCATCATTCATTTCCTGTGGGTATTGTTTCCCACAATCTGAACACTCGAAGAACGCTTTAACCCATAGAGGTTCTTTGCTGAGGTTGGTGACTAAGCGAAGCTCAACACCTGCATAGTCGATTGCGACTAGCCACCACCCATCACCTCTTGAAGCGATACAATCACGCATATAAGAAATGATAGCAGGCTTCTTGTCCTTGTCTTTCCCATAAGCAGGAATACCTTGAAATGGTACTCTACAGCCCCCGTCTTTGACTTCCCAAGGCTTAGAGGTGGACTTGCAAGAGAAACGACCTGTATCAGCCGCAAACTGATCGAAGCGAGGTTTCAGAGTTCCGTCTTTACCCACATCTTCGACAAAGGGGATAAGGTATTGACCGAGAGCTTTAGAGAGGAAACGTAAGTTCTTAACTTTCCCCATGAATGGGAAGTCTTTCTCAGCTTTTTCGATCACATCATCAAGCACATCGCCTGCTGTGACTACTTGACCCGATTTCTCAGAGGCGATGAGGTTAGGTACTTTTAACTCACGAAATAAGAGTCCAAGTTGCTGAGGAGACATAATGTCATAGACGATAGGGAAATCGATTTTCTCAGTCCCTGCTTCCTTGCCCACGAGAGCCACGTTTTTTGAGATGACTTGAACAGGGTCGGGGTAGTTTCTTTTCGCTTCCTTGCGAGCTTCATCAACTCTAATCTTATAGGACATCTTAGAGTCATTTCCTACGTCATCGGGTTCAAAGATGTTGATCGCACCTTTGATCTCACCTTTCATTATCCGAAGGTAGTTAGGGGTTATATCTCGACCTAAGATTTCACTTGCTCCGTCATATACTTCAAGCAAACTTTCCCACCATAGGCGTTGCCCTTCTTTACAAGACTCTAAGGCTCTATTTCTGTCTACATACACTCTGCTTCTGTGCATCCAACTTACTGAAACGAGGCACATTTTTTCTAAGTTGTAGATTGAATCTGAGTGTTCGGGTGCGTCTACATATTGACCTCTTAGAATGTTCCATACACGAAGCGTACAGAGAGGGTCAGCCGCAGCGTACCATACACAAGGCTCCCAACTTGGGTCGAGGGTGGCGTAATCCTTAATCTTCTCATCGGGGATTAGCTCGTTGAGTTCGATCATCTTCATACCACAGAGTTGATCTGATAGAGCCTTCAGTCCTCGCCCACCTTTTTGGCGAGGGTTAAGCAGGTACTTAACAATGAGGGTGTCTTCCCATTTCTTATGATCGTCCCACCGATCTACCCCAAGAGGGAAGAAGCCGTTATACTCAAGAAATACGGAGTCAAATGCGATGTTGTGGAAGACAGGATTAGCCTTAGTGTCAGGGTGAAATAGCCTCCCAAACTCTTTGCCGACCATAGACCAAGGAATGTTATATTCTGAGCCTGCTCTGTGTCCGATTGGGAAATAGTAAGCCTTGTCGGGTGTGGGTGCGAGTCCGATACCCACGATAGAGTCAACTGTTCTGCCGTCAAAAACTCGGTTATCAAGCCCCGTAGTTTCAATGTCACAGCCATATATTTCTGAAGCGATACACTCATCAATCGCTTGGGTGAGGTTTTCTTTAGTGCCAAGTATCAACTCAACATCGTTCATCCAATCGTACTTTTCGATTGAGGGCTTTCTGAGGTCTGCTAGGAAATCGTCAAACAAGGGCTTCTCCTTACTCTGTTTATATGTGAGGGTTATGAAGTACATATCAGAATAGGAGTAAAGCCATGAGTAACTTTTGGATAAATGGTAGTGGTCACAACACGCTCAAAGGGAGCTACACAAATCCTGCTAACCCACCTTTCTTGCCTGACCATGTGATTTTAGAGTTCTTAAAAGAGCATGAGAAATCGAGAGAGGACTTGTTCGCTCTACTACCAAGTATGTTGCCCGAAGAACAAGCTCGCCTTGAGGAGCTAATCGAAAGTCACCCCTCAATACTCATTTCCAATAAGCCACCTCAGCAGATTGAAGACAACTTTCAGACTTCAATGAACGACTTGAGGGTTAACAATACTATGTTAGGTCAGCTTAGAGGGAAAACACAGCCTTCAAACACCAAGAGTGGGTTAAGGATAAACACCAAGCCTTTACTTAGATAAATCTTTTATCTGTCAGACAATGTAAAAACAAACACTCTAAACCTAATGGGAGATTGGTATGACCACTCAAAAATCACAAGACCCAACACACTTGAGTAGCGTTCCTCTTAAAAGCAAGAAGTTCCTTGCCTACTTGATCGCAGATGTAGGGTGGAAGATTCTCATGTTCTATGTTGTGTGGGAGTACAAGACTCAAATCGACCACTATGCGTTTATGGTACTTGTCACCATGATTGTCACGAGTGGTTTCATTCAGATTGGCTACATATTAGGGCAAGCGGCACTAGATAAATACACCCATGTAGCGACTACAGCTTTAGAGCAAAATGGAGGTAAACCGACTCCTCCAAAACCAAAAAAGTCTGAGCCTCCTTTAGGGTCTGATACTGACGACTTTGATGGTACTCTATAAGAAAGGAAATAGATATGCCTTCTTATGATGACTTAAATGTTCGGGACAGAAAAGAACAGATCAAGCACGTTAAAGCTACGGAGAGAGCAATCTCTACGATTGCTAGAAATGTAGCTAAAAAAGGGTTAGTTTTTGATTCAGTTAAAGACTTTATTTCTGACGCTCAAGGTATGAGAAATATACAGTCTTTTCTCGACAAGTATGCAGGCAAAGAAATAGAGGGTCATGGTAATCCTCGTAATGTTAGAAGCATCGCACAGAACAGAGCTAAACTCCTTAGAGCCTTAGCTAAGATTGTGGTTGAAGGGGCTTCCATTTCCGACCCTGAAATACAAGACCAAGTTACGTTGTCTGCTGAGCTAGGTTTCGAGTACAAGTTCTTGGGTACAGAGCAACAAAGTTTGAGAGATGCCCTAGAGGTAGACATCAGGAAATTCTTACCTCGCAATCTTGTTTTAGATGTGGATAAAGCAGGTAAGGTGACAGGTGTTCGTGAGCGTGTAGGAAATCAGATCAGAAGCCTTACGCATAAGCACAACATACTCGTTCAGACTATTGGGAAATATAACTCTATGTTAACGTCTGTGAAAGCAGACCTCATGTCATCGAATAACGAGAGGGACACCCTTAACGCTATCCTTACAGCTATTATGTTAGAGACAGGAGTTCGTGTTGGTGGTGGTAGACCTGGCAAAACGATTAAGAAACTTGCAGACGGCACTAAAGTAGAAGTAAAAACTTTCGGCTTAACCGAGCTTCGACCTTCTCATGTCAAGAGCTTGCAAGCGAGCCGTTTTGAAATAGAGTTAGTTGGGAAATACGGTAACACTCTTCTTTATGAGATGACTGATTCTGATATTGCTACAGCTCTCAAGCCTTATGTGGATAAAGCAACTTTAGATGCAGGAATGGACTTGGGAACTCCGTCTAAAGAGCCTCCTGTTTTTAGAGGTTTGAATGGTTGGAGATACGACTACACGAAGCTCATTAAGTATATAGATCGTAAGTTTGGGCAGTTCGATATGAAGCCTCACGATTTCCGTATGCTTTTCGCTAATAGGAGATTGTTTGAGGTTATGGAGGGAGATCAAGAGCAACTACACGAAGATGTGAAAGCCCTTGTAGACGCAGGTACTCAGAATCTCCAAGAAGCAGTGGCTACTAGAGTGACTCAGTTTATTAATGATGCGATTAAGGCTGTCTCCGATTCCCTGCACCACTCAGAAATGGGTAGTGCGATTGACTACTATATCGCCCCTAACTTTGTTTTGAATTTCCTTCATCAAGGCTACATTGAAAGAAATATAAGCAAGGCTGTCGCACAAGGTTATGACACAGTATCTTTTGACATACAGAAGTTCATTGATGTTGCGAACCTATTTGGGACTGATTCTTATCCTCTCAAGAGAGCTACTGATCTTTCACAGCTTCTTCAAGCTATGGACAGTGAAATGGGCGAGGTGACAGGTAGTTATGACCTTAGTTCGCTCTTAGAGGACATGGATAGTGAAATGGGCGAGGTGACAGGTTCTATCATGGGCATAAGAGCCTTAAGAAGTAAAAGAGGATAAGTTCGTTAAATTCGGGTTAGTTTTGGGGTATGATCTCCCATTAGTACACTAGAGGAGATTTTTCATGTCTAACGTATTTGGTGGTAAAAATAAGAACAGTCTTTACATACCTATGTCCGAGATTGAGCAAGAGTTTATTTCTCGGCTTGCAGAGAAGAATGAGTTTTACATTATCATTCACGAATGGGGTTATGTGGATAACCCTACCCTCGTGTTTGGGGATAAGAATCTGCACTTTGGGTTCAAGATGTTCTTTGATCGACCTGAAAACCCTATGCCTGTTCATTTCTTTGATATGGAGCTTCGTACCCGTTCGGGCATGAGTCTATTTCGTCAAAAGATGAACTTAGGTTATGGAGGTCAGCCTATGCTTATCATGCAAGGATTAGAGCTAGAAATGGTGTGGGACATAGCTCTTAAAAACATAGACCCGAAGATCATCAAGCAGTTGATGCCTAATACGGTTGGTTTGACTTCTCGCTTACAAGACACCACAACAGGCGAGATCACTTTGCTAGGAAATATGAATCTTAGTAGAGAAGCGAGAGACTTAGCTCACAAACTCGACCAAGCAGAAAAGGCACTTCCTATCTTAGAGCAAAAGTATAGAGCTGAGGACAGGAAGAAAGCTCAAGAGAAAGCCAAGAAGTCTTAAAAAGGAGAGTTTTCACCACTTAGATTATCTCAACCTTTCTCATGCTCATTTCTCCCGATGTACTTTGTTTATCCGTTAAGAGTTGTAGATTTCCCGAAAGAGAGAAGTATAAATGAGCTACATAGATGAAAATTGGTTAGACCCTCTAATAGCTGAACTCAATAGAAGAAGCCCTCAGAGTTGGACTTTCGTAGAGGATAATATGGCTCACGGGAGAGGGGTGACTCCACAAATCAGGTGGAGGAAAAGTGGTTGGGTTAAAGGTCGTAAGGCTTGGATTATCAATGATGACAACGAGCAATATGTCTTACTGTTTTCTTTAATAGAGCAAGATGGGGCGATCAAAGGGAACAAAGGAATTCGTCCTGTTCTTATTTTAGAAGCCGAACAGGGCAAGAGGGAGCTTTACAAGAAAGTCTTTAAAAAGCCACACAATAAAGCAGACGCTTTGTTGAAGTCGGTAAGAAGAAATGGGCAACTTGAATATGACCTCAGACCACACATTTCCGACTTAGTAGAGGCACTTGTTTCGGCATATGATAACCTTATGATGACTCTATTTAAGGTTGATGGTGTTCCTATGCTTGGGGAAGAAGTCTTCGATGAGTATGGGTATGCAGGCGTTCATGCGATGAAAGCTGTTGTTGAAAGTGAAGACATAGAACTCATCAATAGGAAGCACGTTGTAGAACTCTTAGGAACCCCTAAGAAAGCGATGGCTATTAGAGTCGCTAGGTTGGCGATGAAGAGAGCTTCAAAAGGCTTTTATGAAGTTACTTTAGACACCACTCTTAAAAGTATTTGGAATCCCCCGTACCTAATGAAGGATTACCCCAAGACTTTTGATCTTGAAAGTGAGAGAGACTTAGAAGAATTGGTGGAAAAAGAGTACAAGAAATACACTAGGGGGCTGAGTTCGAGTGAGATTTTTGACCCTAAGAAAATCATCTTTGATAAGATGGGCGTTTTCGGGCTTAGGTTTGTTATGCGAACCTCACAGCATCACGGCGGCATTTCATTACCTAGCTTTACGATCACTATAGCCTCATACGACTATAGTGATGAGGACTTGCTTCAAATTCTTAAGCATGGGACTTTCTTCTCCCATGCTTTGAGACGCTACTAGTTTCTCTCGTAGTGAATAATCTCATCTACTAAGCCTAGCTCTAGGCATTTCTCAGGGTTCAGCCATAAGTCTCTCTTTAAGAGTTGCTTCAGTTGCTTCTTCTTCATGTTTGTATGCTTGAGGTAGATTGACTGAATCATTTCCATGAGTGAGTCCATAGACTCTTTCTCATCATTCAGATTCTCGTATGTCCCCCAAACACCTGTACTGATTTGGTGGATAAGCATAAAGCTGTGTTCGGTGATAAAACGCTTTGCCCCTGCACATGATAGGATAGTCGCCGCAGATGCCGCCCCTCCTTCAATATAAGTGATGACAGGGATTTGAGAGTTAAGGATATGACTTGCCCCTGCAAGCCCACTAAAAGCACACCCACCATTTGAGTTGATGTGTAAATGGATAGCAGGTGCTGAGGGTAAGTCTAACTCTGTAACCATGTTAAAGATATGTTGCCCTATATGCCTAATCGCAATACCCAATTCCATGATCGCTTTTGGAGTGATGTCTTGGTAAAGATAGATATGATTATCAGAAATAGAAAGCTCGCCATGATAGTCTTTGTCGCTTCCATTTCTAACAGGCATATTATTAGTGGGTGTAGGGTAAATCCTACGATTAGTTGGAGGGTTGACGTACTTCATTTCATTCACCTTCTCGGACTACATAGTAGCCTTCAGTCCATGCAGAAATAAGAATTCTGACAGTTTGTGGAAGTTCAGCCCCTAGAGAGAGACACTCAGGAGCTTTGGGAGATTTCGGCTGACATATCTTGGGTGCATAAGAAGCACAATTCTTATAGTCTGCACACACACTAGGAAATGGGGCTCGTTTCAAGCAACCTCTAGGGTCACGAAGTCCCTCATTCATTAAAGGAGTGCAGTCGCCCCTCAAAGCACGATCTAATGAGTCTAGGGAAATGACATCAACAAACCTTGCCCACTCAGTATCTTTTAGCTCTAAGAATTCACCCCAAGAGCCTCCCTGTTCGTTAGGGATAATGCGAGCTATCTTTGGGTTTGCCCATGTCTTGTCTGAGAGCTTAGTAAAGATGAGTCCATTTCTACGATACATCATTAGTGGTACACTACTTTTTTCTCATTAATTGCTTCTACAGCTTTGTCACAAATGTACTCGTTAAAGACTATTTCTGAGCTTAGGATTTCGGTCACTTCTTCGCTCGGAGAACCGACAAACCCTACCATGTGTTGCTCTTGGTTGTCGTCTTCATAGAGGACTATTTTAAGGCTAGAAAAAATGTCCTCTACACCAAGTCTTTTCCCTAAGTTAATCCAAACACTAATCAATTCTTGAGGTGTCTCTGCCTGTTCAGCTAAGAGCTTTATAGAATACTCAAAGAGTTCTGTAATATCTATTTCGTTATCGTTTTTACCACTCATCATCTTCAAACCTTTGAGTTGGGATTTGACTTACTAACTTTCTCCAATGGGAGTCAGATTGATGTTCTAGTGAACACAGTAAATCATACCCTTCCCAAAGCTTTAGGATAAGGTCATATTCAACGTCACGTTCTTTAGTGAGCATTAAGAGTCTGTTTCCCACTTTTCGCTCTAAAATATTTCTCTTAGAGGGTTCTTCTGCTCGGTCACTTTGTTCAAAGGGGTCTGCCTTTTCTTTATAAACCCATTCTTTTAGCCCATATTTCTGTTCTAATAAAGAGCATGACTTGTTAAAGTCTGACCCTTCTTTTTCCATGACAAGAGCAACGGAGTCTCTTGCTTTACCACAAGCAAAGCAGAAGAAAGAATTAGACTCAGGGTACACACGGGCAGAAGGGGCATTGTCTGACCCATCTCCATGAAGGTCACAACGAAATTGTTGTTCACCTCCACCCTCATACACGTCATACCCATAATCTGATAGTACACGAGTGATCGGGATTTTTTCTTTAATCCGATCTGCTCTTTTACTGCTCATCTGTGTATAAGGGCTTCCATATAAATTGGTGGTCTAAACTTGTATTCGCTTCGGCAAAGGAAAATAAGTCAAAGCTATCGGCTTTAGGAAGATTGCTTTTACATCTTGATAGGTGTCCGTAGATCAACCGAACAAGTACTTGAAGTGCTTTGACTCTCTCAGAAATATCTTGAGGATTCCAAAAAAGTTCTACGAATAGGTCAAGGCTTTCTTCGCTGTCAAGAAAGCCGATCTCTCGGTGTCTTTGAAATGCTTCATGCTCCTCGATAATATGGAGGACGGTAGCTGTGAGACTCTGAGCATAAAGCCCTAAACTTACTTCTCTAAACTCCTCTGATGTTGCGTACAAGAAATGTATAGGGCAGGGCTTTTTTGTTTTGTGAATGATTCCATCACCTTTACAAGCACAGTCAAGGGGCGTTGTGGTGATTATCAATGTTTCTGTGTTCATACGGGCTTCCTCCTGAATCCCTTTATATAAGACTAGGTAAGGACTTTACCTACAAAAAGGCACACACAAAGCAAAAAGTACACTAAGGTAGAAATTAAGAAAAAAACGCCCAACTTTGTCATTGAGTTAGGATTTCTGTCGGTTATAACAACCGTAATAACCGACCCTAAAATCATACTCAGTTCAAAGAGAAACATTTCTTAATCCCTCCACCAATCATCTAGGCTACCCCAAGGAATAAGCTCATAGATTTCGTCGGGTATGCTACCCGTACAATCATACTCAAACCACTCACCCGAAGTACGCCATTTCTTTAGGGCTTCATGTAAGTCACGTTCACGCCACCCAAGCCCCTCAAGATAACACACTAATCTGAGTTCGTTAGCATTTCCTGTCTGTAGGGTTTTGAGTCGTCTTTTAGGGTCTTTTGAGCGACCTATTTTTATCATGCCTGTGGAGCGTTCTTGAATGAAGTAAAGGCAATCACCTTTGCGTTCAAGTTTACGCTCTTTCAAACTTTTTAGAATACTAGAGATGTCCATTAATAATCCTATTGTCATTAGGTACTCTTTATATAGTACCCGACTAGATTATTATGTGGTTTCTTGGATATGCTCTACTAAGCTAAGTAGATTTTCACCTAGTTTCATTTCTAGGTCGTCTACGAGATTCTGAAGATTAGTGCCTCTCTTTTGGATAGGTCCAATCATAACAGCTTCGTCAAGAAATGCGTCTAGGTTGAAAGTAAGGTGTTTGGGGTTTGTCATTACAGCGTCTTCCAACTTTTCTCCTACCTTACCCTCTGAGAGAAACTTTAAGACTACAGTAGGGTTGATGTAGTAAGACACAGTAGTATCAAACTCACCATGACTGATTGCTTCTTGTGCATTTCTAATCGCTTGGTTGACAGTATCTGTTATTTCCTGTGTCGCTCTCTCTTTGAGACTTTCAGCCTGCTCATTAGCGAACTCTCTAATCTTATAAAGCAGATCAACTTTTTTGTTCTTTAGGTGGTTAAAGACTTCTTGTGTTGCCTTGAGCTTACGGAAATCAGTAAGGGTTAGGTTAGTGTCTTTGACGATCTTCTTAAAGTACCTGTTTAACTGATCTCCTGTAATTACATCTCCATCAGGTCTTGTAAACAGAAATGGGTCTATCCCTAGCTCATTTCTGGTTATTTCAGCTTCAGTCGCAAGATTTCTCAATTCTGCCAGGACTTGGGGGTCACTTAGATAAGCTACATTTTCGGTGTACGCTTTCCCTCTAAACCTCACTTCAATCTGATCGCCATCTTTACCGATCAAGTCCTTAATGAAGCTCAATTTCAGAGTTCTAGCACCAAAGGTTTCCATTTCAATATATTCACCCTCCTCATCTTTTAGGTATTTCCCGTCCATACCTTTCATCTTAGAAATACCTTCACCCATAGCAGGTCGGATTCCTGTTTCCATGATGATCGCCACAATCAAGGCTTTGACTCTTAAAAAGACATCATTAGACATCAGGTCGCTCTTTACCACATCTACGATATGGTTATATCTTTTAAGGAGTGTGGTCATCTTCTTAATCTTATAGTTTACATCGTCTACTTCGTTGACGAACAAGTCGGTGATATATTGTATTTCGCCTGTGGAATCTACATCAACGGCTAGAGTTTTAGGTAGGAACTTCCTTAACTCTTCGGGGATAGTGTTAAGATAGTTCTCTTGCCCCTCGTCCATCATTCTGCCCTTGACGTACTCTTCTACGAGCTTCCATATCTTATTAAAAACAGGTTTTTCTTCCCCTGCTTTCTTTCCATGAAAGTACTCAACAAAAGCACTTACTAGGCTCTTTTGAATGTCTTTATCAGCAAACTCGAAATGTGAGCTAACAAAGTCTTTGTATGCAGGGTTCAGTAAGACCAACTCAGCGATCTTCTTTTTGTTAAGCAACTCGCCCAAGTTCCCTACTGTCGAGATCATCTGTCTTAAAACGACAGCACTAGCTTTTACTGCATCACTTTGTGATTCTCGAAGAAAGTCTATTTCCCCACCTGCCTGTAAATGTCTCATATACCCTCTTTTCTCTGTTAAGAAGTTTACAGAAAGGTATGGTCATAAAAGATTTACTGAGCTTAAACTACATCATCAAGAGGGTCTTCCTTCTTTGGTTTAGCATTGGGCGAAGCACCCATCTTGAAGTTCATTGGGGTGTTCAGAATACGACCCACCGGCCAAGCTGTCTGTGCTTCAAAAGCCTCAAAAGGAGCTTGGTCACGAGACTTCAAGCATTGATACTTAATCATGCCTTTCTGCCTCATATTATCGTCATACCAAGAAGCGATTACAACGTCTGCTGAACGCTCTGCTTCGTTGGCATACGAGAGGTGAGTGAGGTTATATGTACCGTCATTCTTCTCAGCCGCTTTGAAGCCCTCACGGTTAATCTGAAATAGACATAGGATAGGAACGCCTTGCCCTCTATTGAAGCCCATAGCTGTCTTTTTCAAGTCTCGGATAACTTCATTCAAACGCTCAGTAGTAGACGCTACCCAACGTCTACTAGACATTAAGAGTGCGTGGTCAACTACTACTAATTTCACAGGGTGTTTAGAGGCGATAGTCTCTGCTTTAGTCCTCATGTCCTCAACAGTAAAGTCAAGGCTATCGGGGTCAGCTACCTCAAAGAAAATAGAGCCGTAAGTACCATTCTGCATATTGGTCTTGAGATCATCAATCACCTCTTTCAGAAATAGCTCCTCGTCTTGAGTGAGCTTACCATCTCTGATTTTGATCGGGTCAAGACCAACATCAGGATTGGGCTGAGCTTGAATACCTAAAGCGATACGCTTCTGCCGAAACTTAGGGTGCATACTATGAAATGCGTAGATGGTTCTGCGACATTGAGAATAGTGCATTTCTAACGAGAAATAGATGGTACTTGTCCCACCAAAAATCGCTTGGTTATACACCCAATTTACAGCCGACTTAGACTTCATGTGTCCTGTAAAGCCTGCCATAATGTAGAGTTCTTTTCTCTTAAAGCCACCGATAGCGTCATCAATGACTTGCAGTCCTGTCTTTGGTAAAACTTCCACTTTTGTATCCTTAATCTTTTGATATTCCTCCCAAAATTCCTCACCATCTCCAAGAGCTTCGCCCCCAATACGAGTGCCAAATGTAGGGGTCATTAAATCATGTAGTTGCTGAAAGATAAATCGCCCTGCATCACGAGCACCCTTGAGCGTTCTCTTAGTTTTCCCCTCTTTAATCTCAATGCCATTTCTAGTGATTTCTTTGACCTGTGCCATAGTCTCACTGAGAGACATGATACGGGCTTCTTCTACTTGCTTTTCAATTAAGAAGATGAAGTCACCACGATAGGCAGGCTCAATCGTAGAGAGTGAACGAATACGATCAGCTTCATCATATTGATTGTTGCTGTCTAGGAAGTTAATCGCTGTTTCTTGAGTGGGTAAGTGAGAGTGCTGAGACACAAACTCTTTGATATAGTCATAGATCACACGATCTACAGGCATATCAAAGTTAAGGATTGATTCTCGCAAAGCCGTATAGTTTTGAAGCATGGCTTTTTCATCATCACCGATACGAGGTTCGGGGATTATTGATCTTAATATTCTCATAGTTTCATCGTCTTATGTCTAGCTGTTGGAAGTGCAGGGTTATTATTTCCACTAAGAGTCTGAACACTCAAAGAACCTCTTACTTTTGCGTCAGACCTCCCACCAACAATACCGATTCGCTCCCAACCGTCTAGTGCATCATCTACTGCTCTTGACCAAGAAATGTGACCTTCTTCTAAAGGCTTTTCGGGTTCGACTACAAGCCATGTGGGTTTGCCCAAATGTTGACGTAGCTCGATAGTCTCAGCGAGGACTTCGGGCATAGCACTATTTCTAGCAGTCTTAACACCCAAACGAATCACAAGTAGTGTAGGAGACTCAGCCAAGTCTTCTAGCGTTGCTACACGAACATCTCGCTTGAAATCGGGGTCAATGATTTCAGAGTCAGAGCGAGCAAGGTTAGAGAGCCATGCAGAAATGAGAGTAGCGTCAGAAACGACTTTGATAAACTCTTCGGGTCTTGCATGGTGAGCGAGAGCCGATCTCATGTGTAGCATTAGCTCGCCTTTATGAGCTGTAATCACTACGTTCTCACGAACCTTGCCTTTAAGTAGGCTTGTTTTCTTAATAGGTACAACTTCTAGTCCTGCCCATGCTTTCTGTGCCTGTACTCCGAGAGCCTTTTTAAGAGTACAAGAGCATGGGATAGCCTGTGGGATTCCATAGTGTCCATCATCAACCTGTATATAGCCGTAATCATGGCACTTTTTACACTTCGCCATTTAACTCCCCCCTTTCATGTGGTTAGTTGTTGTCTCTCTTTATATCAGACTTTTATAATGTCTCTTGCATCTTCTAGCAGTCCATCAAAAATGTCGTTAAGCTCGGACTGACCTACCTCAAGAACATCATCTTCTTCTCCGTCTTCTTTTAGTCTTTTGCCTAAGACGGCTTCAATCAAGTTCATCTTATTCTTGAGGGTTTTCATTACCCTGTCGTCAATCGTTTTAGGGGCACAGATATGGTAGCTGAACACCTTATCGTGAATAGACCCGATACGAATCATGCGACCAATAATCTGAAGGTAGTCACCTGCTGACCAAGGGGTGTCATAGAAGATAACAGCCTTAGCAAGTTGTAAGTTCACACCCTCAGCCGCAGCCATAGTAATCAAGCAGACTTTGGTTTCGCTCTTAGCGTCTTGAAATGTTTGCTGACTTGCTACACGTTGATCTCCCGATTCTGCCCCTGTAATACGACAAGTCTTAATGCCTTTGCCCTCTATTTCTGCTTCGAGAATATCGACCATTCCTCTAAACCTAGAGAAGATAATCACCTTCTCACCCTCAAGTTCATTTTGCAGTAAGTCTAAAAGGGTGTCGAGTTTACCACTATCGCCATCACAGTCAATAAGAGCAGGGTGGTTGACGATTTGCTGACAGATCGTGACAGCAGTTAGTTTAGTCACTTCACGCTCTATGATCTCGCCTGTTTCGGGGTCTAAGACTTCAAGCAGACCCTCAAGGGCTTCTTTGTATTTCCCTTTCTGTTGCTTAGAAAGCTCACAGGAAATAACCTTAGTTGTGAGAGGGGGTAATTCTTGAGCAACTTCGTGTTTGGGTCGCCCAATGAAATAAGGGTCGATCACATTACGAAATGCTTCTACATCTCGTTTCCTATGTCCGACTACAATCTGAATGCGTCTACGAGAGCCTGCAATCGTTTGTTCTCTTGTGATGCAGTACTCACGCATGAAAGAGGTCTTAGTGGTGAACAAGTGAGGTACAGTCACCTTATAGATAGCCCATGCTTCCATGAGCCTATTCTTGATGATCGTAGCTGACAGACTCCACACACGTTCTGCTGAACCTGCGAGGTGTTTACATACTTGGTGAACTTGAGAGGAGTCGTTCTTAAAAGCAGTAGCCTCATCAAACACCATGATATGCCCCGAAATAGGCTGTAGGTATTGGAAGTCCATGACGGCTGTACGATAGCCCATAATCATGGCTTTCGGTCCTGCGTTATAGGCTTGGAACTCCTCATGGATTTTGGCTCTTTTTTTCTTTGTGCCTAAGCACTTGAAGACTTTAACCCCAACCGTAAAGCGATCTATTTCTGACTCCCATTGACCAACGGCTGACTTAGTAGTGCAGATGAGTGCAGGAATGTCGGGCTTCTTGTCCCACAGGTAGCTGAGAGCCGCAACAGTCTGAAGGGTTTTACCAAGTCCCGTATCATCGCCTAACACGAAGCGAGGCATAGCGAGTAGGTGTAAGATACCCTGTATTTGATACTGCCTAAGAATCAGAGGAGAACCATCATCAAGAGCTGTCTTTAAGGTCTTTGATTCGGGTGCTTTGAGGTCGTTTTTGGTTCTGATTTTCCGAAGTTTTTCAATCGTTGCTAGGAGCTTTTCACTTTCCATCTCTGAGCCTTTCTATGGAGGAGGTTTGGCTCATACTATATAGGAAAGAGGTCAGAACTACTCGAACAAGATCGAAAGTAGCTCGCTGTACTCGTTAGAGTTTCTCATGGCTGTATTTCTGATGAGGTTATACTCTCTGATGTGAAGCTCCATAAACTCAAACCCTCCCCCTCTAACAACAAGCCTAGCCATCGTGACGGCACTCCAATAAGTATAGATCCATTTCATAGCGTCTCTCATCGCTTTGTTGACTTTCATTTCTTGTATAGGAGTAAGTCTGACTCTATCTTCTTCATACCTTCGGTCATAATGCCTGAAGTCTTTTAGGTTTTCTCTGTAGATCAGCCCCAAGATCGCAAACTCTCCCGAAATGCGAGTAGTCCCACTAGGGAAATCGTAGTTATTCTTCCACCTGCGAAAAGCAATCGTCTTTGCTAAAGGGTCGTCAATATCATTGAAGATTTTAACGATTTCTTGGATTCCTAAGTGTGTCATTTTCACTAGGGTTGAGTGGGCTCGTCTAAATTCTACTGACCTCATAACAGAACCTTTCTTTGTGTTTTGTTTATAACGCAATATAGACAGACTAAAGAAACTTACAGAAGGAGTTCAGAAATGAAGCCGATCAAACTAATGAAGCCCTTTTTCTTTGAGAACTCAAGAGTTCCTGTGATTCTGAGCAAGCTCGCACCGATAGAGATCAACGCAATCACGCTCTTTTGCTTTGTATTTTCAAGAGGTGAACTTTCGGAGAAAACAAAGCGTCACGAGACTATCCATTTCCAACAGTACCTTGAGACTTTCGTGATTGGTTTCCTGTTGGTTTATCTCTACGATTTCTTGTATGCCGCAATCATCAAAAAGAAAGGCTTCACTCGTGATTCTTACCTTGCGATTCGCTTTGAGCAGGAGGCTTGGGATTGCGATGATTACATGAATTACCTTGATTGTCGGAGAAGGTTTGCTTGGCTTGATTACCCTATAGGTGGAGATGAAGACTTAGATATAGCCAAACCCATACATGGTGATAAGTGTAAAGATTCAAAAGACTCTGATGATGAGAATACCCCTAACACATAGGAGATAAGAAATGAGAAAGACAGCAAGTACACAGAGAGTTGCCCGTATGCACCTCGCTCGAATGAACAAGAGAGCCTTCTTCATGGATAATATCCAAGAGGGAGTTGTGAGTTCCTTTCTTCAGAGTGAAGCATCAAAAGAAGCCAAGTCTATTTCAGGAGAAGGGCAAGCAGGTCTAAAGTTCTTACAAAAGCATTTCGGACTTAACTCCCTAGAGAGCTTCATCAAGGCTATGGAAAAATCCGATTATGACGAGAGCAATCCTATTCAGAAAATGGTAGCGATTGCAGGTTCTAAAGCTAAAAGTGCAGGCGAAGCAGGAGATATACTAGGTAGGTTTGCCAACGCATTTCAGAAACAAGACATCAAAGGCATGGCAGAAGCAACAGGGTTCGAGGAACAAACCGTAGCTCTTGTTCTTTTATGGTATGTAAGAAATGAAAAGAACGTCCAAGCCCCTCCTGCAAATAAACAAGCGTCTGTAAGTAAAGAAGCGTTTGGATTGTGGAATCCTTTTGCTGTCGCTCCTCCTCCTCCTCCTCCATTTCAAGCCCAAGCCGTGATTGTAGAGAAGGTTCTCAATTTATCGGGGACTGTCATTAGTCAACTTTCAACTCTGATTGGAAAGGGATTGGGTTGGTTATACTCAATCATACCTCATGGTTGGTTGCCTTCTTTACCTGCGGGTAAAGCATGGTCTGCTATCTATTTCATTCTAGGGAAAGCATGGGCTTTGGTCGCCAAAGCAGGAGGCTTGGCTTTAGGTCTTATCAAGGCTTCTATTGTTAAGAGTACAGGAGCTTTTGGGATTGTCGCTGTCCTTAAAGTTCTCGGTGTTGCTCTTATCGTGTACTATGCTCTTTTAGGCATTTCTTGGCTGAGTTATCAAGTCACAAGACTCCCAAGTAGAGTGCTTGTGGAGTTCCCTCTCAAAGTCATTTGGACTCTTATTAAGCTGATCGGTAAGGGGGTGATAAAAGTCACTTCTTGGGCGTATGCTAATATCAAGTCTCTCATTTCCGACAATAAAGACTTGCTAGAGCCAAGCGACCCTATGCTCTTGGAAATGGAAGCGATCTAAGATTGAGGTGGGGGTACAGGTGCAGGGGGGGTTGCTTTTTCTTCTTTTCTTTTAGGCATAGGTACTTTCCTTATCGTTTTCTTGTCTTTGATGTGTAGTGGGTAGCTTTCTATATCGGAAAGGTCTACCCACTCCCATTCGGTATGTTCAGAGTTGAGTCGTGGGGTGAACTGATAAGACACCTCAGCTAGAAATAGAGTATAGCCTCTTATAGAGACATGGTTGTAAACCTTAAAAGGAGGTAGAGGACCTACTTCTTCTCGGCTTTCTCTAATGGCAGTCTCATAGGGAGACTCACCTATTTCGGTAGTGCCGCCGGGGAAGTTCCAATAGCCTCCCCATTCGTCTTTATTTCTTTTTGATCTTCTAAGTAAGAGGGCTTTCCCGTCTTTCTGAAACATAACTCCTGCACCCATGTCAGACTCCTATCTATTTCTTGTTCGACAGGGGGAGTTTTATAGATAGTTTATAAACGTGAGATGTAAAACTCTGAGCCTCTAAAGAAAGAAGTTAACTCATGTACGCATATGATTTACTTGTAGACCCACAGACTTTCCAAAGTCAGCTCCGAAATAAAAGAGCGAGTTCCATGCCAATGGTGAACAAAGAAATTCAGATTCGCCTTGCTCGTATGCAGTTTGAAGTGGCTCTTAAAGAGGCTAAGACAGCAGGGTGGCTTGGTGACGCATGGGATGGGGTGAGGGATTGGTTGTCGAATGTATTTTCTCTTGGAAGTACTTTTATTGCAGGTCTTAAAGACTTAGTGGTTCGAGGAGTGAATTATTTATTTAAGGCATTTCTCGGAGATCGAGAGTTCAATAACTTTTTCATTAACTGGTTTAAGAAATGGGTCTATGAGTCAATGGGCCCAATCGTGTTTCAGTCGTATCTTAAAGGTGCGAATGACTTTATCTCAGCCTCTAAATATTTAGACCCTAGAGATATACAACCTGAATATACAACGCCCGGACAAGCGGGAAAAGATAACTTCGACCTCCATGCTTATCTCAAAGGCTTTGAGTGGGCAAAGAACAGTCTTGCGAATGGTGTGCTAGATAGTCGAGTAACTCAGCTCAGAAATGTAGCTAAAAGTGAGAGATTGGAAGATTACCTTGTCGCCCGTATCGAAGACGAGTTCCCTGGGAGAGCAGTTCTTAAAGTCCTTGAGGAAATGATTGCTCTAATCAACCCTTATGGTATTTGGGAAGCTATGAAAGAGACTTATGGCAAAGTCTTAGGTACAAACGCAGATGGTGGGAAATGGGGTGTTTTCAAAGCAGGTGCAGGTTCTTTGCTTGTTGGGAGTGTTTATGGGTTATTTAAGCTATTTATAGCTATTATGGCTGGATTTAACTTTGCTACTATCTTTACAGGGGGAGTCATTTCAGGTCTTGGTGCTTTGTTTGCTACGTTTGTTTATAAGGGTGGGTCTTTAGGTTTTGCTAAGTCCTCAGCGGCAAAGCTACTGATGAAAGGCTTTAAAAAACTGTGGCTTAAGTTCGCTAAGAGTGAAGAAGATTCGTTCCAAGAAGAAGTCGAAAAAGAAGTAAAGCAATCGCCTGAGCAAATCTTCTTAGAGAACGCTAAAGGGAAGCTAATCCCTGCCCAAGAAGCTACTAAAGAAGACATACAAGGTGCAGTCCGTGTTGCTCGCCTCCACATGAACCGTAAAGGACTAATCTAATGAAGTGCATTGTACCCCTTATTAAAATTGCTCTTAAGCACCCTCAAAGCAGAATCGCTCAATCAACTTTCAACCTTATTTCTGATATGGCAGATGAAGAAAGAGCATCATCACATAACTTAAAAAACGCAAGTGAACAGTCTAATTATTGGAGAAGTTCTCTTGCTGTGATGAAGTATGCTTCACAAGGCATACCTGTGGATCATTATCTTTCTGTGATCTCAAACAAAACAAGTAACCTCAAGGTTGAATTGAGTCCTTACTATTCATACTTGGGTGGGGACAGCCTAGATCAAATCGAGCATTTGATGAGGATTGCCGCAAAGAGCAAAAAAAAGCCTGCTCTTTCGATTTCGGAGCAAAGTGCAATTATTCAAGACCCTAAAGCTGACCCTAAAGCTAGAAAGAGAGCTTTTAATGCGATTTTTAAAGCTTTGGGCGAAGAAGGTGCTTCTTTAAAAAAGGCTTGGGAAGACAATCTTAAAAAGAAGAGGAAAGTAAAGTACAAAACAAGCAAAGGAGCAGAGAGAGAGAAAGAGGTGTCTCTTAAAACGATTGCAGGTTTTAGTAAGGTAAAGAACCCTAGCTTAAAAGAGGCATATCAAAAAATTTGGCAAGAACAATATGAGGGATACCTCAAAGCAGTAGTGTCTAGTGCCGAAGGCTTAGAAGGTAAGAAAGAAGCCCCTAAAGAAGCTCCTAAAGAAGCCCCTAAAGAAGCCCCTAAAGAAGCCCCTAAGAAAAACCTACCACCCTCTCTGCAAGGGTTATCAGAAGAAGAGTTGAATAAAGTGATGAAAGGTGAACCTACTAAGAAAGATGCACCTAAAAAGAAAGATGCACCTAAAAAGAAAGAAATGGAAGTAACAGACAGCCAGGGAAATAAAATAAAAATAACAGACAACCGAGGAATGTCTTTGGAAGATTTCAATAAATCTTACGAAGAGGCGATGGCAAAACTAAATAAAACAGTTGAAAAACTTCCTCCAATAGCGAGGAACGAAAAACTAGAGGCTTTAGATAGGCTAGTAAACCCAGATGCCTATAAAACTAAAAAAGACAGAAATAGTATAGACTTCAGTAAAGCAGAGCGAGAACTTGTTGATTACTATAAAGATATGTCTGAAGGTATTTTTTGGGATGATCCAAAAAGTAGAAAAGATTATGAGAAAACTCTAAAAGAAGGAGAGGAATCTCTTAAGTGGTTACAAGATTTGGATGAAAGTGAATACGATGGTGAAGCAGGTCCAAATGGTGAAGGAGAAATTGCATTGATGGAACTGATAGACGAGTATAAAAAAGAGTGGGGATCCATGTTTGAAAATGACGACTAGGGGAATGAAAAATGAGTCTTAATCTATATCACTACAAAGCAGAGGTTATTTCCGTATATGACGGAGACACTATGACTCTTATGGTCGATCAGGGCATGAAGCACTACAATCGCATTAAGGTGCGTATGTACGGTATCAACACCCCAGAGATCAGAACCAAAGACCTTGAGGAGAAAGCTAGAGGCATTGAAGCTCGTGAATACCTCAAGTCTCGCCTAGAGGGTAAGCAGGTCATCATCTACACGAAAGAGAAGGGCAAGTTCGGGCGTTGGCTTGGAGTCGTGTGGGTCTATGAGGAGGGCATGGAAGAACTAGGGGAGTCCCTCAATGACGAGCTCATAAGAATGGGTCATGCTGTCGCTTACTTCGGAGGAGCAAGATGAAACTACACCTTTTTGATTTTGACGGGACTTTGTTTAAATCTCCTGAGTATGTTCCCGATTGGTGGGAAGCTCCAGGCCAATGGTCTTGGTTATCACACCCATTATCTTTAACAGACCCTTGTGTTCCTTTAAATCCCTCAAGTGATTGGTGGATTAAGTATACAGTTGAAGAAGCAAAAAAGAGTGTCAGAAATAGAGACGCTTTGACCATTATATGCACAGGTCGTGTTAAGGCACACAAACCACGCATTTTGTCTCTTTTGAATAAAGCAGGGATAAGAGGATTAGATAATCTCTATTTCAACACAGGCATCTCTGCGGCAAAGTTCAAGTTAGAAGTTATTGATGACTTATACAGGAAATATTCGTTTGAAGAAGTACACATATGGGAGAACGAAAATTACAATCACTACAAAGAAGTGATTGAGTCAAAGTACGGTATTCCCTGTGTAATCCACCCTATCCATGAAGAACATGGTCATTATCAATGTACGCCCCAAGATATTAGACTAGACGGTCAAGACGTGAATATAAGAAATGAGAAGGAAGTCCTCCCCCCTAACGCATTAAGAGTAGCTTCAGCTAGAAAAAGTATGGCAATCAGAGTAGCTTCTCTCAAGGTTGCTCAAATGGAGAAAGAAGCCTTTATCAACGCTAAGAAGATAATCACTAAGATCATGTCTTATTTCCCCAATGAGATTCAGGCATTTCTTCAAGGAGCGAATGAAGAGCAAATCACAAAGCAGATCAAACTGCTTCAGAAAGACAAAGAGTTTATGAAGATCGTAGAGGAAGCCCCAAAGAAATCCTCTATTAGAGAGCTTTGGGGGTACTTCTCGTTCTCCATAAAGCGAGCTTTCAACTTCGGTAAAAAGGCTCTAGGAGTCGCCATATTCTTAGGTGTTTTACTCGCTATGCTAGGTGGTGTGGCTTATTACCTTGGAGGGGGTCAGATTGGTGCTCTACTATCAGGGTTTCTATTTGCACCTGCGGTTGACTTTGAATACGACCCAGACCCTAAGTCAATCCGAAAAAGACAAGAAAGCAATGCAAGAGAAATCGCTAGAAATAGACTTCTCAATGATAGGAGGTAAAAGATGAACAAGCAAGCAAGACAAGAAATGGTTATCCGAGTAGCTTCTAAGAAAATGGCTCGTATGGAAAAGCAAGCTCATTTCCTTAGTGGCATACAGGAAAAACTCACAGCGTTGTTTATGAAGGAAGCTGACCAAAGAGTTCAGAAAGAGCTTAAGGGTCAGTCGAGTGCTTCTAAAGTGGGTCTAGCATGGGCGGCTAAAGAGGCAGGTTTAAATAGCTTTAACGACATACTTGAACTTGCAAAGAAAGGGGCTAAGCCTAATCTTAAAGACCCTATTCAAAGGCTCATTTACGAGCGTACCAACGGAATGAAAGACCCCGTTGAAGTGGCTAATCTAGTCGGTGAGCTGAGCCTTGCATATAAGAAGCAAGATGTAGGGGAAATGGCGAAAGTCCTCAAGGTAGACGAGGAAGTGATCGCACTCGTTTTGCTTTGGTACACAAGAAATAAGACTGCCGATGAATATGATTGGGGCGAGCACCGAGTCAGAAAGATTGACCAAGGAACTGAGAAGTTACTCAACCTGTCTGCTAAGACTCTCAAAGTGGTTAGTTTTCTCACAGGAGGAAATGCAATCGAGTGGATTGTGAAGCTACTCCCTAAAGGCTCTTTAGTAGGGAAGCCTTTGAAATGGGGTTGGTGGACACTACTCTTAGTGAACAGATGGACAATTTTGTCGGGCATTTACAGCTTTGCGGCAGCTAACATTTCCACTTTGGTCGGTTGGATGATGTCGGGTGCAGGGGGTGCTTTCCTAGAGTTTGTCGCTGTAGGTCTTCACTTATATACTACACCTATTTGGCTTATCCTCTTTGCGACTATTGCTCTTTCTGAGTTCCTTCATGTTGGTCGAGCCGAGCGTGAATGGGGTCTAAAAAATCCGTTCACTTCTCTATTTCTAGTTCCTATTAAGTCCATCTTTGCGATTCTGAAGCAGGTCTTTACGGGTGCTGTGAAAGTTGGCAAGGCTATCATCGCAGAACTCAAAGAGTATCTGCTCGAAAACGCAAGTATCTTGAAAAGTGCATTTCCTAACTTATCAAGTTGGCTTTCAGAGTCAAGAGCGTTCAGCCCTCGTGAACAAGATCAGCTCGCCTTAGCTTAATCGACAAAGTACTCTTGAGTGATCTTTATGATCTGCTTATTACTCTTGAGCACTTTGAAAATGCTTTTACGAATTGAGCGTAGTTCTACGACACTTATATTATGAGACTCAGCCCAAGCCTCATCTTGTACTCGCTTAGTGTCTGAAACGCCCTCAAACGAACCCTCTAAATACTCTGATAAGATTGAAGTCCACAGCTTCGCATCTTCATTAGATGACACGCATAACTCAAACTGCTCATAGAGCTTAGACCAACCTATTTCTCTGTGAATTTTAATCTCGTGTGATTCTTCTTCGTAGTACATCTCAGAGCTAGTGATCGCCCTTGTTGACTCGTCATAAGTGTTAAACACATTAGCAGTTTTCGGGGCAACCCAAACAAAGTCTTTCTGCTTCTTTTTCTCTTGTTCTGTTCTCGCATATTTATGTCGTAAGCGAGCATGACAGTCTTGCCCTTGTTTCTGTCGAGTCTGAGTGATGAACTGCCAAAACATCGTGCCTTGAACCCAATTGAAATAGATTTTCTTTCCTTCATTCAGCTTCTCAGCGAGCTTGTTCTTTTTGATCGCCCACGTTAAGAAATCACCTACGAGGTCTTTTGCTTCTTCATGTGAGGAAGCGAGGTTATGCTTCCCGAAAATGTAGGTAATCATTTTCTTTTGCCACGCAAGATAGCGAGTCTCATCGTTCTCTGTAGCGTAGAGATACGCAGAAGTCTCGTTCAGACGCTTTCGCTCTTTTACTTTAAAAGTCTTCTGAGTAGAAGGGTAAAGATCAGCCAACTCAACTGTTAAGTCAATCTTAGGTGTAGAGGGATAAAGGTCAGCCAACTCAACTGTTAAATCGAGATTAGGTGTTGAGTACAGGTCAGCCAACTCAACTGTAAAGTCAATCTTAGGTGTTGAGTACAGATCAGCTAACTCAAATCGAGTGTGCAGTTCTAAGTCTTCTTTGCCCCACACGCTTTTTATGTAAGAAGCAGAAATAGACTTAGGACAAGAGATGTTCTCTTGTGGTATATTCATCATGTGTGTACTCCTGAGACAGGGATAAGATAGGCGTAATCTGTGAGTCTGAACTCTACGCTTGTTGAAGTTTGTACTACATCTTCTCACACTCGTCAAGAGGGTTCGGTTGTTTTTTTATCTTCTATATGAGGTAGTGTGTAAGCAGTCTTAAAATTACTAGGAGCAGGTATGTTAATCACTCAAGATCAAGCGAGAAGCGTCATCGCTAAACTCATCTACATTTCGATTTGTGGAGACTCTACAAAGACAGCATCTGAAACGACAGAGCTAAAGAGACAGCTCATTTCTTTCATTAAGACTTCTGCAATGACAAGAAAAAGACTGTCTGACCCAGGCACTAATCTGAGTGAATGGGAGATTGGCGATCACTTTCAATCAATCATTGACTTAGTGGAAATACAATACTTTCACACTCTGCTTCTCATACGCACAGGACTTGACATTGACACTCTTAGTCAGACGGAGTTTAAAGCGATTCAGAGAACGTCTAATGGGAACAAGTTCTACAAGAAACTCGTAGAGTTTGGATATGACAAGATTTTGTTTACGGGTACAGGGATAACAACACAACGAGATCAAGAAAGAGAAATGAAAGACTTGTATAGAAAGTCTCGTAAATCTTTCACTCTAAGTGGCTTAATCAACTATATAAAGAAGCAAAATATCAAGAGTGTCGGTGGAGATGACCCCGCTGAATTTGTCGTGAATACGATCTTAGAGGTGGTTGCAGGAGAAACAGGTGAGCAGACAGGTGATGACTACTTAAAGACACTTGGCATTTCGACTATGAGAAGAGTCACGAGTTCTCGTAGTATCTTAGCTTTCTTTATGAATGAAGCGAGCAACTCTTATTCAAAGAGAGCATCATTGACTTCTGATGAAGAAGGCACTAAAGCAGGAGATTGGGAAAGATTTAAAGCAAAGACTGTCGCTGATCTTAAATTTGCAAAGAGAAAAATCTACGACTACACAAGAAGAAAGATGAATCAGCTCAAAGACATTTCTTTGCCCTTACTCACAATGGAAATGGAAGATGGGATCAGTATTTACGATCAGATCACTGATCTTAGCTTTGATGGAGGCGAAGCTGAAGCATTTCTTGATGAGTACGTCAATAAAGGTCTTAATAGCACCAAGTTAAGGACTCTAGCAAAAGACCTCTCAAGGAAACTTGATAGGGACTCCTTACAGCCTTCTGATGTCCCTAGTATCTTCGGCAGTCTTTTTGCTGATGGTATGAGTGTTAATCTTATTCGTTATGCTCTTGCTAACATTGAAGCAGTTTCTTCTGATAGAAGTGTGCAGAGAAACATGAGAGAGTTAGCGTATAAGCGTATTTATGCTCTTGGTGGTTTAAGTCCTCGTGAAATCGGCTTACTCGATACGGAAGTAGGAGGAAATAAAGCAGTCAGAGGGCGAGCAAAAGCTTCTATGAAGAGGCTTGTTTCAAGTAGATTTGGACTAGAAGATTTGCGTCCTATGTTTACTTTATTTGACAAACATATTGGGGGGACAGAACTAGACGAGGAGAATGGTTATTCTTACTTTGTAGACACAGATCAGTACCCTCTTATTTCTGACGACTTTTGGAGTAAAGTCGTAGCTCCTGCTGAAAAAGCATTAATTCGTTTTGAGACTTTGCCTATACAGATTTCTGACAAAATAGGTATCGGTCTGCAAGCGACTATTTCTGAAGTTAATGGCTTGTTTGGTTTGATATTAAAGAGAGCAAAAAGCTTCGGAGTAGCCGAATCCCAATTTGATGATTTTGTGCTTGCTGATGTAAATTCTGATTCCATTGATCTGAACCATAACTTAGGCGAAATAGATCATCTTCGCAAGAAGATGAAAAAAGCTTTAAGCTCGAAGAAGATCGTAAGCCACCCATTAAACTCATTAAGTTCTCTTAACTATGAAGAGGTAGACACTAGCACTAGGGCTTCAAGTTTACACGCAGGGAACTTGACTAATGAGAGGTTAAGCACCTTTAGCAAGCTGAAGTCAGCGATGCTCAAAACCGAGCCTTATAAGAGTGATATGGAAGACTTAGAAGCCTACAGGCTTTGGGTTCAATCCTTCTCTTTCTCTGCTGTTGAAGCGATTTCTAAGATATACTCAGGCGACTCAGGCAACTTGCTCGGAGGTAAGAAAGGTCCTAACGATGAGCAGTTAGAGGAGTTTGCGAAAGTTGTATATGAGGATCTTCAACCTCGATACAATCGTAAACCTTCTTTTAACAGAGGAGGAGAGTTTAATAGTCTTAAAGATATTGTCTCCGACATTTCCATCCTCAGTAAATTTGAGAAGGCTTTTCAAGATGTCGTTGATTACAGCAATCAAGACCCAGATGATATTGATCGTCCTGAAATGATTAAGCGAGCAGGCGTATTTTATGACGCTTATAAGACGCTTAGTGACAATTTCTCTACCACTTATGCTAATGGCATCAAAGCCATTTCTGAGAATAGCGAGTATGCAGATGACTTCGCAACGCTGAAGCAAAGTATCGTCAGAGAAATTGCCCTTGAGAGTCTTTCCCCTCGCAGTAGACGTGGGACAGAGAAGTTCACTTCTCAGATTAAGAGGCAAAGGGCGACAGCGACAGCTAAGTTGTCTTCTACAGCATTAAATCAAGCCCAAATTATTGAAGATGTCTTAGGTAAGGACAAAGGTGGTCCTGTTATGACCGAAGACAAGATTCAAAAAGCAATCCAAAAAGCTAAAGACGCTTGGGTGAAAGCGACTCAAAACTTAAAGTCTGAAGTAATGACAAAAGCTGAAGTTTCTACGTTCATTCAAAGCGTGAGTGGGGAGATAACTGAAGCAGAGATACAGAAGAAGTTGAAGGAATTGGAGACTGCTGGGTTCAGTACTTTTGTTGTGCAAAATGTAGGGACATACCTTGATGAAGACATTTCAATAACCAATGATGAAAAGCGAGAGCTAACAGAGCTACTTGAGAACGCTTCTTCTCAGACAGAAAAAGTCTCAGAAAGACTCACGACAGAGGTAGAATCCTTACTTTCTCAAGGAGATTTCCTCTTGCCTGAAGCTCGTATCAACGCTTTAGAGATTTCTGACAAAGCCAAGAAAACTCTGATGAAATCTTACGAGAAATTCAGAGACGCTATGGCACTCGATATTCTTACAGAGTATCCTGAAAGAGAGGCTTTGAGAGCAAAGCTAGAAGCCGAAGAAAAGGGTATGGCGAAGAAAGAGGAAGCCGAGAAACTTCTTGATACTCTAAGTAAAAAGAATAAGACTGATCTGACTGCTGATGAACAGACAGAGCTTGCTCAGTTAAAGCAAGGATTACACCCTCTACAAGAGGAGAGTGCCAAGCTCATTAGTGGGACTGCTGAGGCAGGTAAGATTGCGAGAAATAGAGCAAGAATGGAGAAGAAAGAAAAGAAGCAGAGATACTCTGTCAAGGTTGATGAAATAATGAAGCAAACAGACCTAGACGTAGAGATCGCTTCACAAAAGAAAATTGAAGATGCAAAGAACATCTTGACCTCAAGAATACTTGGCGACACAGCTTCGACAGGAGCTTCATTACCAAGCCCTCTAACCTATAAGAATCAAAATATCGCTCGTGGGTTAGCTTCTGTAGCTAATGCTAAGTTACTAAGCGATAAAAGTGTCGCTAAGAGCGTAACCTCAGCAATCGTAAAAGCTGACCCCTCAGACCTTCTTAACTTTTTAGATACCTCTCCTGAATGTTTCTCAGGGGTGAGTACGAATAAGGTGCAGGTGTCTTTGCTCAAAGGATTTGTGAAGTCCTTTAAGGAAATAGGTCGCTTCTATGACTCAAATTCAGGTTCTTCTTATACCCCGACTTTTAACTCCCCTTTTGAGGATTCTGCTTCAGGAAGAATAGCGAATTATGTGTCAGACTTTGTGGCATACATTGCAGTTTGTTGTTCTATTGAAGTCGCAGAGCAGACGCTCCGAAACTACTACGAAGTAGATAATGGTCAGATTTACGTCAAACAATCAGCAGGTGTCTTTGACCTTTATAAGAGTGTTGGCTTCTATACAGAAGCAAGGGAATTTCTTGAAAAGAACGGATACAATGAAGGGGTTAGTAACCTTCTTAAAGGACAAGCAGGAATGACTGAAGAATCTGTTACACGTCTTGGTGAGGAATTGAGAGATCACATAAAAGGGCTTCTTGAAGACCAACTTGACACACAGATTCCGAGGTCTTACTTAAGAAGAAACCTTATTTCAGTTGAGGTTAGTGGAGGTGAGGAGCAAGAGCCGAAAATCTCAGCCAATTTCTCTATTCAATTAGGTAACATTGGAGACAGAAGAGATGAGATTTCAAGCAACTACAAAGGGTTCCTTAATGGTCTTGTTCTTTTGGGTGGTGCTTATCTTAAAGGAGGCGAAGATGTACTTTATGAGTCTCTTGGCTTAGACCCTGACTGTGGAAATGCGTTTGCTTCTTTGGTGG